GGGCTTTTGCCATTAGAAGCGTATGGCACATACTTTTTGGATATTGGCGTCGCTGGTTATTGGGAAGACTATTTGCCACTGTCTTACTTTGGTCAATATGTTGAAAATGAAAGCGGAGACCTTTTTTATGAATTAGATTTTCTACAGTTCAATATAGGATATCCGAAGCCCTCTGAACTGGTTAGTCAGGCATCCACAAGCGCATGGACATATCAAGGATTAAAGGACGAATACGAATATCCTACACAAAGAACTTATTCTGAACTAGATAATTATCTGTTTACTGGTTGGGATACTTATACTCAAATGGTCGGGCAGACAGACAAGTACTACGAATATGATACGGGAGACGCATCTATTAGAAGTTTTATTACTTTTCAATATATTGAAGATGGGGCCAACGCTCCAAGGGCGGACTTTACAACCATAAGAACTGCCAGAGAAGATTCAATAATTGACGTTAATGATTTTGAAAATTGGCCGACAACAAAGTTTGAGGTTGTTGATAATACATTAATTTATCCTAGAGAAAATATAAATTTTAATGAACTTGCAATCGTTTATCACCTTGACTTTCAGATTCGGGGTATATTGACAAAGCCAATTCAACTAAGAAGGCTAGAACTGGCATCTCAAGCATTTAATGACAATTCGTTCAATCCAGTTGGAACTAGGTTTGGCATTGACCTGTTTCCATTTAAGAGGTCTGGCATATATTTTGATTACAAGGCAAAGAATCCATTTAGCATATATAAGGGTAGCACTCCATATCTTTATATGACAAGAACATCTGGCATACAGGTGAGAGGAGATTATGATCCTTCTATAAACAGAGGTTTGTCTATGCCTATCAATACCGCTCGTGCTAGTGATTATCGTGTTAGTGCGGTTCAGATGTGGATGAGATATGATGAAAGACAATTTCCAGGAAGTTCGACAGAACTGTTTGATATTAAATATAAAGCAGATACAATAAAATTTTATTTTGAGGCAGATAGCGAAACTGGAGATCGTGCAAGAATTTATGCAATAAGGGCAAGCACGGGTGAAGAGTTTAATGGTATAACATATTATTGGAATGGGAAATTAGTAAGAGAGCCAGTGGCAACAAGAAATGAATGGGGAGTTCTTGGTTTAGGGTTTTCTACCGCCCTGCTCTATGATAATTTCCTTGGCTCTATAAATCTAAACGGAACCTTTGTATTTAATAATATCGCTTACTATCAGTCCACCAATTTGCAGGAAGTTCAAAAGACCCTTACTCGTCCATGGCAACAGGTAATAACAGATGGGGTAACAAATTTTGATTGGCAGTATTGGGAAAATTCTTCAACATGGGAGGGCGTATTGGTTATTGGGTCGTCTGAGCTATACGGAGTCGATCCAACAAGCATTTATAATACATATATTGGTATAAATAAAATTATTATTGATGACAATCATGGGTTGACGGTAGATGCAGACAAGCTTAGGGCATATGTTGACACAACATGGAGCACAATCGTTGGAACACCAGCTTAATCTGGTATACTTGTGGTTATGGATTCTTTAATTAACCCCAAAACTGGTAAGCCTCTTGTAAAAAATATAAGGCGCAAAGTCATTGACAAGAGCTATGACTGGGGTCTTTATGTTTACAAGAAGTCCAATGGAAAGTGGTTTAGCGACGGACAGGGTAATGTTTTGAATATTCAATCAAAGAAGAATGATATTTCTAAGATAGCAGAACTTAGAAAAGCTGCTATGTATTATGGAGATGATGGGGATGGGCAATGTGTTTTCGTGCCTGGTCTGAATCGGGCATCAGAAGAACAATACTCAGAAATGAAAGACAGAATGAATCAGGGGCTCATACCAAACGTTAACGATCTTGGGGCGGTATATGATGCTCAAAAAACTTTAAAAACACACGGACGAGAGGCATACGAAAATGAATGATGATTTTGAATATATACAGGCAAGTTTAAATACGCAACAAAAAGAGACAGATGCTTTTGCTGCACTAGATCCCTTCGCTAAGCCTTGGGAGCAGCTAAAAACTCTAAGCGGTCTTGACAACAACTTTCGTCGTAGAACCGCACGGAATATAACAAAAGCAGTAACCGACAATCCAGGATATCTGGATTCTGCTAGCGCAAATCCTTCTGGAGATAACGCAGAATCAAAACAAATAAATCCTGGAACGGTATACCGTAATGGCTATGGCCTGTTTGATGTAATTACTCCGCCATACAACATGTATGAGTTGGCAAACTTCTATGATACAAACTTTGCCAATCATGCTGCCATTGACGCTAAGGTAGAAAATGTCGTTGGTCTTGGATATCGCTTTGATATTACAGATCGAACGATGCTCAGTTTTGAAATGAATGAAGATCAGGGCATGGTTGATAGAGCAAGGAATAGAATTGAACGAGCAAAGATTATGCTGCGTGACTGGATAGAGTCTTTAAATGATGACGATTCATTTACTACGACTATGGAAAAGGTGTACACGGATCTTCAGTCTGTTGGAAATGGATTTATTGAGGTGGGTCGCAAAGTCAATGGAGAGATCGGATATGTTGGTCATATACCAGCAACCACCGTACGTGTACGTCGTCTTCGTGATGGATTTGTTCAGATTATTGGAAATAAGATGGTTTACTTTAGAAATTTCAATGCTAAAAATCCTAATCCGATGAGTACGGATATAAGGCCAAACGAAATCATTCATCTCAAACAATACTCGCCCTTGAATACATTTTATGGTATTCCAGACATTCTTGCAGCGCTACCATCTTTAATTGGAGATCAACTTTCTTCTCAATATAATATTGATTATTTTGAAAACAAGGCGGTACCAAGATATGTCATTACAGTCAAGGGTGCAAAGCTATCTGCTGATGCAGAAGATAAGATGTTCAGATTCTTGCAGACTGGTTTGAAGTCTCAATCACACAGAACTCTTTATATTCCACTTCCAGGAGATACAGAGAACAACAAGGTCGAGTTCAAAATGGAGCCGATTGAAAATGGTGGGGAAGAGGGATCTTTCAGAGAATATCGTAAACAGAATAGGGATGATATTTTAATTGCTCATCAGGTTCCAATATCTAAACTTGGTGGTTCTGATTCGGCTGCAATTGCTGCTGCCATTTCCCAAGATCGCACATTTAAGGAGCAGGTATCTAGACCAGCCCAAAGATATTTGGAAAAGATGATTAATAAGATTATTAGAGAAAAAACAGACGTTCTTGAGTTAAAATTTAATGAATTAACTCTTACAGATGAGATTGCACAGTCTCAGATTCTTGAGAGGTATGTAAAGACACAGGTCATGACGCCAAACGAGGCTCGTGAAAAGTTAGACCTACCACAGAGATCTGATGGTGATTCTCCATTTGTTATGAGTCCAAGACAGGCTACTGACGCTAGGGCAGACCTGGCAGGGAACAGAGAAAGAGACATAGAAAGAACAAATAATAATTCAGATTCTCCATCTACGATAGGTGGTCGTAATCCTCAAGGAGAAGGCCGTTCTTCGCAGTAATGTCCAAATATTGATATAAACAGATGATATAATAAGATGACAATGATTATGAATAAGGCTCAATGGACAACAGAGGGCGACAGTGTTCGCTTTTCTATGCCTATTGGCAAAATTGATCAAGAACGCCGTATTGTTTCTGGTTTTGCAACTCTAGATAATGTGGATAGGCAAAATGACATTGTAACAACAGAGGCCAGCATGAACGCCTTTAAGAAATTTAGAGGAAATATTCGTGAAATGCATCAGCCAAGTGCTGTTGGCAAGGTCGTATCTTTTAAGGAAGATCGTTACTTTGATCCACAAACAAAGAAGTTTTATAGTGGTGTTTATGTCTCAGCCTATGTGTCAAAGGGTGCACAAAATACCTGGGAAAAGATTCTTGATGGTACGCTGACAGGATTCTCAATCGGAGGAAATATCACAAAATCCGATGATGAGTTTGACGAAGAGGTAAAGCGTCAAATACGTATAATTAAGGAGTATAATTTAACTGAACTATCACTTGTTGATAACCCAGCAAATGAATTCGCCAACGTTCTTTCAATTGAAAAGGGAGAGCTTGGCGGGTATCTTGCACAAGCAGTTGTTGACACGGTGTACTGGTGTAAGCAAGACGACATTGTTCGCCTATCTCCAGAAGATAAGGAGTCTTGCCCTACTTGCGACGTTTCAATGCAAAACATTGGATTCGTTGAAAGAGGAGATGACAATATTGAAATGCTAAAGTTCTTAGTTGATAGTGCAAAAGGCATTAGGACAATTAAGATTACAAAGGAGAATAATTCTATGGCAGAAGAAACAGAAGTTGCGGCAGAGGCACCAGCCGAAGCAGCATTAGTTGTTGAAGATGTTGAGGTTGCTCCAGAGGCTACAGAACAGGTTATAGCAGAAGCAGAAGCAGTTGTCGAAGAGGCTGCTGCTGAAACAGCGATTGCTAAGACAGATGAAGTTGCTCCTTCTACAGAAGAGGTTGTAGAGAATAAAATGGATGCAGTTGCAGATATCGCCAAAAACGTAACTGACATTCAAGAATCTCTAACTAATGCCTTGAGCGATCTTGCTGGAACAGTTAAGTCCTTACAGGAAACTGTTGCTGCAATTACAAAGTCCCTTGAAGATGTTACAGGAAAAATAAAGTCTGTATCAACTGATGTAGATCAGGTAAAGGGTTCTTTTGATGAATTTGGAAAGCGTGTTGAAGCAGTAGAAGCAGATACCGCCTTCCGCAAGTCTGGCGATCTAGGCGAGATCGTACAGGAGTTTTCAGAAATGAAGGCTCAAAAATCCCTATGGGGCGGACGTTTCCTCAAAACAGCCGACCTATTTAACTAAACACTAAATGGAGGTGAATATATGTCGGAACAAGAAATACAAGAAAAACTGACTAAGGCAGCTGCATCTGGTGCATTCGTTTCTGGTGGAATTGGTAGCGCAACCGCAACCGATCCATCTGGCAACGTAGACCCAGCTACTTCTCTTGGTAACGTTTCTGGCGGTGCATTCGGTGTAACAACCGGAGATAACGCAGTAAACCCAACAGGAAGTAACAGCGGTATTCTAAACCCAGAGCAGGCTCGTCGCTTTATCGACTACGTGTGGGATGCAACAGTTCTCGCCAAAGATGGTCGTAGAGTTACAATGAGAGCCAACACCATGGAGATCGAAAAGGTCAACGTTGGTGAGCGTGTACTTCGTGCTGCTGCACAAGCAGATGGCGCATACACGAATACTGGCGCAACATTTACCAAAGTAGAGCTTACAACCAAAAAGATTCGTCTTGATTGGGAAGTTTCTAGTGAGTCACTTGAAGATAATATTGAAGGAGCCGCTCTTGAAGATCGTCTCGTTCGCTTGATGACCAATGCATTTGGTAATGATATTGAAGATCTAGCGATTAATGGAGACGGTGCAACAGCATCATTCCTTTCAATTATGTCTGGATTCATTAAGCAAACCCGTGGCACCGTTGGTAATGCTGCTCATGAGTTGTCTGCAACAGTTTCAGATAACAACTACACAACCACAGTACTGCAAAACTTGCTATTGCCAATGCCACGCAAGTATCGTGCACTTAAGAGCAATCTTAAGCTTTATGCAGGCACTGACGCATTTGCAGGTATCGTTCGTAACAATGGTACTCTAGCAGATGCAATATCGGCAGCATTCGCTGACCGTATTGGTAGCACCCAATCCAATCGTCAAGATTTTCTTGATGGTGGAGCGCAAACACTTGGTAATTCACGTACAACTCGTGTACTAGGTGTGGATGTGCTTGAAGTTCCTTACTATCCAGATGGGTATGTAGACCTTACATTCCCTGATAACAGAGTATGGGGCTTCCAACGCGATATCACGGTAAATCGTGAATATAAGCCAAAGAAAGATACTGTAGAATATACAGTATTTGTTCGCTTTGGTATCGCATGGGAAGAGTTGGATGCAGTCGCATATGTCGATGCAGACAGCGCAGATTCCTAAAATCTAACCAATAAAAACTAGAAGAGGGCGGCTTAGAAACCGCTCTCTTTTAGCATTTCTGGTATAATGACAGTGGAGGAATAATGTTAGATTTAGAAGAATTAAAAACAAAAACGGTGTTTGAGTTAAAGTCTTATGCTAAGAAAAATAACATCGACCTTAAAGATGCAAAAACAAAAATAGATATGTTAAATGTTTTACAGGGCAAAAAGGTCGTTGTGCCAGAACCCAAAGAGTTTGTAAAAAGAATTGCTATATACTCAGATCATAATAAATACTCGATAGACAGACAAAAGGGTTCGCTGAAAGTTGGTTATAATATAGTTAGTAAGGAGGCAGCCGACTGGTGGCTTTCTCGCAAGGGAGTTAGAGAAGCAACTCCTGAAGAGATAGCAAGATACTACGGTGTAGAATAATGGAGATTTTGCGTATCCCCCCATACCCGCTTTCAATTTCCTATACGGTGACGGCGGCTAATACGTCTCACTATTTGGTAATTTCTACAAATGATAGATATGAAGAAATTGTTGATGCTGCGGTTACATCTAGTGCAAGTAAGGTTATTACATATACTCTGCCAGACTCTTTTTCTAAATATGATAACCACTACTCTTTAGAAATATACGAAAAGGTTGGTTCCGAACGTGGAGATGTTCTGGTTGAAGATAATCTTGAGATTGTTCGTCCATATGTGGACCCCAACGATTTAGGAACTACGGCTACGGAAATTGCCGAGTATACAGAAAATGAAAAATTAGCAAGACAGATAATTGACTCTTATGTGCCAGGGGGATTCTATTTTAAGGCTGAATGGATTCAGTCGGTTGGACAGGGCACAGACTATTTTTCATTATGGAAAAGAGGATACAGGGTTCTTAAGGTATATGAAAATGCTGAAATAGTTTGGGATGTTGATGATGAAGACGGACCAGCATTATCTGATGACGAATACAGCATTACAAAAGATAAAACTGGAATTGTAAAAGATCCAGTTGCAGGAGTCACAACTTGGAACAGATATGAGCGTAAGCCTGCGAGAATGGCGTTTGCCGCTTCTGACTCAATAGGATTTTTTGACACAGGAGATAGTGCAAACATTCAGACATTAAGCGGTGGAGTAAGTTTCCCAGAGGGTGTTGATTATATGTTTTACATTGAGGCGGGGTATAAAGTAGTTCCAAACGACATAAAAGATGCAACAAACATGCTTATCGATGATATTCGATGTGGCAGACTAGACTACTACAAGAGATATGTAGAATCTTACAAAACCGACCAGTTTGATGTCAAATATAACAAGAGCATAATTAGTGGTACTGGCAACATGCTGGTTGATAAAATTCTTAATAGATATGTGACAAATATTACTAATCCTGGAGTTTTATAATGGTTATCTGTGAAGATACAGATTTCATGTTCCCCATGAAGGCAGACGTCTATTATCCCATAATTAGTCAAGGCGATTATGGTCAGCCCAAAAAGGATTGGGTGTTTGATAAGACCATTGCCTGCAATGTCGGACCCCCAGGCGGCCCCGCATCGGCAAGTTCTGAAAATGTAAAGGCAGAATCGTTTCTGCAGGTGCAAAATAAGCTAGAGGGCAGAACCAAGAATGATCCACGCATCTCTACACAGAAAGAAAAGAACGCAATAACAAATGTTTTAATCACAAACGTGCGACATGCTGATGATGAATTAATATATAAAGAAACGGCTGGTGTTCGTTCTGGCCATGGAACTATTTATGAGCTTGCAACTGTTGAGCCCTTTGTGGGAGCATTTAGGTCTACGGAATATTACAAAATGATTTTGCGTAGGGCTGAAAATCAGACTGTGGGTGACTGATGAGAGTTGTAACCAATACCCGTCATTTTAGAAAAACGATGAACAACGTCATAGATTATTCCTATGGCTTTCTTGATGGAGTACAAGATGGCAAGCCAATCTTCATGAAGAAACTTGGTATGGGAGTTGTTGCTGCCCTGGGCCAATATATTGATGTAAATGCCAGGGCAAATCCAAAAGCCCTTCATCATGTTTATGAATGGTATCGTTCAGGTAGTCCTGCCGCCAGACTATTTGATATAGATTTTGCTATAAGTAAAAATGTCCTGT